GTCGCTCTTTCGTGCGCGACTCTATACATACGGAATATACGCTACTATATGGACGGTGTTTTCGCCACCGTCCTTTTTTATTGCTCTTATAATTAGTATTGGATGCCGAAAGGGTCCACACAATCTAATCTCGCTTTCAAAGGAGAAGTACAAATGACTAACCTCACCAGGTATACGGCTGCGGATCTTAATGCCTTGATGGATAAGATCACTCGCAACAGCATTGGTATGGACGAATACTTTGATCGTCTATTCAATCTTCATGAAACTACAAAGAATTATCCACCTTATAACCTTATTCAAGTAAATAATGTTGAATCCCATTTAGAGATTGCACTAGCGGGTTTTAAAAAAGGAGAGGTCAATGTCTTCACGGAGTATGGAAAACTTTTTGTCGAGGGTCAACGGGAGGGAGCCGATTCGGACAAGACGTTTATCCACAAGGGAGTGGCTCAAAGAAGTTTTCAACGAGCGTGGACTTTATCCGACGACACCGAGGTACGAGAAGTCACCTTTGAAGACGGACTCCTCAGAATCGTCCTTGGAAAAATAGTTCCCGAACATCACGCCCGTAAGGATTACCTCTAAATACTTACACCTGCGTGCCATGCAGTGGGGTTGCCTTTTTAGGTAACCCCTTTTATAATTTGGAGAAAAAGATGTCTGTAAAATTAGTAGTTCTTAAATCTCTGGAAGAAGTCATCGCTGATGTGAAAGAACTTGTTCTTGAGGAAGATGGCAAGGAAAAGATTGTTGGATTTCTTCTCACAGAACCCAGAGTTCTAAGCCTCTCAAAAATGGTTCCTCTGAACGAGGAAGAGGGTCAAAAAATTAGTGTCAACTTTGAAAAGTGGCAGCCATTTTCTGATGACAAACAATTCCAAATCCCAGCTGACTGGGTGGTCACTATTGCAGAACCACTTGAAAAATTGAAAACATCATACGAGGAACAGTTAAATGCAAAAGAACGTACAATGTCTATTCTTGAAGAACAAAACAATATTGATCTCTGAGGTAGCTGAGGTTGGTGGTGATATTGGTGAGCCAGATTGCAAACTGATTAAACCATATGAAGTTCTAACAAAACCTGGTTGCCCAAACGAACGTGCAGAGAATAGAATTGTTCCCTGGTTGGATTTTACTCCACAAGATGTTATACTGATGAGGTCGGATGACGTTCTCACTTTCGTAGAGCCAACGAAAGAACTCCTTGATTACTACTTGAAGATTACCTGATGCGATTTTATACGAACGTTCAAATGGTTGGGGACCAAATGTTGGTCCGTGGTTATGAAAATGGTAAGAGGTACATGAACAGGGAGGTTTTCAATCCCACCCTGTTTGTATCTGCAAAAAACAAAAAGAGTAAGTTCCGTACTCTTGAAGGTGAACCAGTTGAACCAGTTCGTCCTGGAACCATCCGCGAAACCCGTGACTTCATGAAGAAGTACGATAACGTGGATGGTTTTAACATCTATGGCTTTGAACGTTTCATCTATCAATATATCTCTGACAACTACCCAGAGGAACAGATTGAGTTTGATATGTCAAATATTAATCTGGTAACGATTGATATTGAGACCAAGGCTGAGTATGGATTTCCCGACGTTGAGAGTACAAGTGAAGAACTCCTGTTGATCACCATTCAGGACTTCAATACCAAACAGATCATCACTTGGGGTGTAGGACCTTTCAACAACAAACAAGAGAACGTTGATTACCGTCAGTTTCCTGATGAGTATTCAATGTTGAGTGCCTGGATCCAGTGGTGGATCGAGAACACCCCTGATGTGGTGACTGGCTGGAACTGTGAGTTCTTTGACCTCCCGTACCTTGCAGGACGCCTGAACCGTGTCCTAGGGGAGAAACTGATGCGCCGTCTGTCTCCCTGGGGTCTGGTGACCCAACAGGAGGTGTTTGTGCAGGGTCGTAAGAACTTCTGTGTGGATGTGGGTGGTGTAGCTATCCTGGACTACATGCGTCTGTATCGGTGGTCTCCTGGTACTCCTAACCAAGAGAGTTTCCGTTTGGATTACATTGCACAACAGGAACTTGGTCAACAGAAACTAGACCACAGTGAGTTTGATACCTTCAAAGACTTCTACACAAATGGTTGGCAGAAGTTTGTTGAGTACAACATCGTTGACGTGGAACTGGTAGACCGACTTGAGGATAAACTCAAGTTGATTGAACTCGCCCTGACTATGGCTTATGATGCCAAGGTGAACTATCAGGACATTTTTTACCAAGTGCGACTTTGGGACTGCATCATTTATAACTATCTTAAGAGGAAAGATATTGTTATTCCTCCCAAAGAGAGATCCGAAAAGGATGAGAAGTATGCAGGAGCCTACGTCAAGGAACCGATTCCTGGAAAGTATGATTGGGTTGTGTCTTTTGACCTTAATAGTCTCTACCCTCACCTTATTATGCAGTACAATATCTCGCCAGAGACCCTTCTTGAGGAACGCCATCCAACTGCAAATGTTGAAAAGATCCTGAACGAAGATATCAACTTTGAGATGCACAAAGACTATGCAGTTTGTGCAAATGGTGCAATGTATCGTAAGGATGAACAGGGATTTCTCCCTGAACTCATGCAGAAGTATTACGATGAACGTGTGATCTTCAAGAAGAAGATGATCCAAGCCAAGAAGGAGAATGAAAAGTCCCCATCCATTGCACTACAGAAAGAGATTGCACGGTGCAATAACATCCAAATGGCTAAGAAGATTTCTCTTAACTCTGCTTATGGTGCCATCGGTAATCAGTATTTTCGATATTACAAACTTGCAAACGCAGAAGCGATTACACTCTCTGGTCAGGTCTCTATCCGTTGGATTGAGAATAGAATGAATGGGTATCTAAATAAAATACTCAAAACTGACGGCGTTGATTATGTTATCGCGTCTGATACCGATTCTATCTATCTACATCTTGGCCCACTTGTTGATCATATATTCCCTCAGGGAGTACGTGATAAAGGAAAGGTCGTTGACTTTCTCAATAAAGCTTGCGAAAGCCAGATGGAACCATTCATTGAGAAGAGCTACCAGGCGTTGGCGACTTACGTTAATGCATACGATCAGAAGATGCAGATGAAACGTGAGAACATCGCTGACCGTGGTATTTGGACTGCGAAGAAGCGATACATTCTCAATGTGCATGACAGTGAAGGTGTGCGTTATGCAGAACCCAAACTGAAGATCATGGGTATCGAAGCTGTTAAGTCTTCCACTCCTGCACCTTGTCGTAAGGCCATTAAGGATGCACTCAAGGTGATGATGAGTGGAACGGAAGACCAGATGATTGACTTCATCGACAACTTCCGTAAAGAGTTTAAGAAACTCCCTCCAGAAGAGATTTCATTCCCTCGTTCTGTGAGTGAAGTTACCAAGTACAAGAGTAACCAATCCATCTATGCAAAAGGAACTCCCATTCATTGTCGTGGAGCCCTTCTGTTCAATCATCATGTAAAACGTCTTGGTTTGGATGGTAAATACTCATTGATTAAGAATGGCGAGAAGATCAAATTCTGTTATCTCCGCAGCCCCAATCCAATTCACGAAAACGTGATGTCCTTTATTCAGGACTTTCCTAGGGAACTTGGGATTGAGAAGTATGTAGACTATGACCTTCAATTTGAAAAATCATTTCTAGACCCCTTGAAAATCATCTTGGATGTGATAGGATGGGGTGTGGAAAAATCCGTAAACCTAGATCTTTTCTTCTCATGAAAGACCAAAATCCCGTTCCCGATAACGAGTCAAAACAAGTCAAATGGAATAGAGGCCTTGACTTGTTTATCGAAAGTGTGTTGAAACCAGATCAGGAACTGCGGCAGTGTGCCCACAATCAAAAGTGTTATACTGAGCTTTTGGATGTGCGCGAAAACGTGTTAGAATATCTTAAGACCCTGAGGTGGTATTGAATGGATCTTCCCATTAATGATGAAGAGCTTGCGACTATTGTGAGTGCAATGCATCTGGGCGGCGATACCGCCCTTTATCAAAAACTGAAACTTGTGAAGGAACTTCGAGAACAGGATCTTCCTTACAAAAAAATTCTTCGTGAACAATACGGAATGGTAGCTTAATGGATTTTCTCAAAGATATTGTAAAAGAAATCGGTGATGAATACACCCAACTCGCATCTGAAATCGACGAGACCGAAACTTACGTTGACACAGGTTCGTACATTTTTAATGCACTGGTCTCAGGTAGTGTATTTGGTGGTGTATCTGGGAATAAGATTACTGCTATTGCTGGAGAGTCTTCTACTGGAAAGACTTTCTTTTCTCTCGCTGTGGTTAAGAATTTTCTTGATACTAACCCCGATGGTTATTGTCTCTACTTTGATACTGAGGCTGCCGTCAACAAGTCCCTACTTGAATCTAGGGGTATTGATCTCACCAGGGTAGTTGTTGTCAACGTTGTTACCATTGAAGAGTTCCGTAGTAAGGCTCTGAAAGCGGTCGATATATACCTTAAGAAACCATTAGAGGATCGCAAACCTTGTATGTTTGTGTTAGACTCTTTAGGTATGCTTTCCACTGAGAAAGAGATCACGGATGCACTGAACGAAAAACAAGTTCGTGACATGACCAAATCGCAACTGGTCAAAGGTGCATTCCGTATGCTTACTCTCAAGTTGGGACAGGCTAAAATTCCAATGATCGTTACCAACCACACCTACGATGTTATCGGATCTTATGTACCAACTAAAGAAATGGGAGGAGGCTCTGGCCTCAAATATGCAGCAAGTACGATCATCTATCTCTCAAAGAAAAAAGAGAAGGATGGAACGGAAGTGGTCGGGAATATTATCAAAGCTAAGACTGCTAAGTCGCGTTTGAGCCGTGAGAACCAAGAAGTTTCTGTGCGTCTTTATTACGATGAGCGTGGTCTTGATCGATATTACGGTCTTCTTGAGCTCGGTGAATTGGCTGGTCTCTGGAAGAACGTCGCAGGTCGATATGAAATCGACGGAAAGAAGGTTTATGCCAAAGCCATCCTCAAAGACCCAGAAGTTTATTTCACTCCAGAAGTGATGGAGAAGTTAGATGTTGCAGCCAGAAAAGAGTTCTCGTATGGTTCAGGTGATACCGAAGATCCTGCACCAGGACATCTGCCAGA